AGAAAAGGTAGTGATAGGAGGTTTAACATTGAACGCAATCTTAGGAACGCCGGGAACGGCTAACCGTCTAACCATAAACATGGCAAAGGATTTGGATAAAATGGTTCGCAATTCTTTATTTATGGAGTTACCTACAACTGAGATTGCTAACAAAGTAGTACGCACATTAGAACGTAACGGTAGAACTATTGCCCAGATACGACGAGGATCTTATGCCAACCAAATGCTAAATAGAACAAATAACACAATCACAGCGGCAGTCTGGGATATAGCGAATAAATCAGCCCGGGAATTGTGGAATGACATCGCTGCACCGGGGCAACAGTGGATGTGGTTAGCGACATTAGAGAATACCTGTCCTGTATGTCTTCCTTACCACCGTGTTCAGAAGAGAAGTTTAGATGACTTTCCATTTTTACCTGCGGTGCATCCAAACTGCCGATGTGTTGTAGTTCCTGTATATTGAAGCTACTTAGATAAGTAAGAACATGGCATGTTGGTATCCAAGTCCTTGGTGGCCGCGTTGGGATACAGCGGAAACAAAGGCTACTACACCCAAAAAAGCGAGTAAGCCCCGCAAAACAGCGACAAAGAAGAAAGAACCTGTACCTACTTAAGTAGTTACTACCAAAATAAGTAATAACGAGGTAGAATGTAGTCAACCTCTAGTTTTTGCATGTCTGAGGAAACAGCGGTAGTCGAGCCCGTGGCCGACGCTGTTAGTGAGTCCGTGACCGCTACACCCGCGCCAATTCCACCCAACCAACCTGTTAGTTCACCGGAGGGCAGTGCCGCCGAAGAATTACTACAGAAGAAATTAGGCTTCGCCAATTCCCAAGCTGCCAAAGCAAAGAAGGAAGCGGAACAGGCAACTAAGCGGCTATTAAAGCTCCAATCGGACTTTGAAAAGTTACAGGAAACACAACAGAGCGCAGTGCGTGAAAACCTTGAAAGTCAAGGTGCTTACAAAGAACTGTACGAGTCAGAGAAGCAGCGTTGCAAGACGTTGGAGACCCGACTCTTAAATGAGACAGCCGAGTTACGAACTGAATTGGAGTCTGTGACCCAATCCGCGCAACAAGACCGCCTCAAATCAAGTTCATTAGCAGCGATCTCACAATCCAACGCATTAAACCCAGAGCAAATGTATACGTTGCTCCAACCAATGTTGCGTCAAAGTGACGAAGGCAACCCAACTGTGTTAAACGGGGGCGTTGAACAGAGTCTTGGTGATTACCTCGGTAATTTGAAGCAATCAAAGGATTGGCAACATCATTTTGCAGCGGGTGGAAGTCGAGGAATGGGATCAAACGCAGCCTCACCAAGCGTCGCACCCGGAATGAGCAACCCCTACAAAACGGGAAACATGACGGAAGCGATCAAGCTTGAAGTTGACAATCCTGAACTAGCCAAAGTGCTTAAAGCAGAAGCGTCCAGAGGGTAATTCACGGTAAACCCTACTTAAAAGCCAATGGCGGCGACCTATCAAAACTACAGTGGCGGTACCTTTTTAGGTGATCTAGTCACACGTCCAGAATTTCTGGGCTATGTCCAAGAGGACATTTACAACCAGTGCAAGTGGATACAATCCGGTGCAGTTGTAAGGAACACAGCTTTAGACGCTCGTAAGGGTGCGGTAAAGGTGGAAGTTCCATTTTTTAAACCAATTGCTCCAACAGAAGAGCGCATCGAGTCAAATAACACTTGGGGTACAAGCTCTAACGGTTACTTAACTCCACAGAAGGTACAGGCAACGAATCAAATCATGCCTATCCTCCACCGTGGATTTTCTTATGCGGTAGATGACCTAAGTAAGCTTGGAACCGGTGCTGACCCAATGGGAGCAATCCGCAACCAAATTTCTCAAGCAATCAACAAGCTACGTACAGCGACATTGAAGAACCAGCTTGAAGGAATCTTCGGTACTGCTCTAGCTGCCAACACAACTGACGCATCCAGCGCAACAACTTCTACAAACGCTAACTACCTAACATTATCCAATGTTGTAAAAGCCAAGAACCTACTTGGTGAGCGCAGTAGCGAGTTAACAACCATTGCAATGCACAGTGACGTGTATGCCTATCTACAGGAAGTAGGAGCATTGCAGTTCTCAGCTAACAACTTAGCTAGCGGAACAGCAATCACTTGGGGAGGCGGTGGCCTTGGTGTTACCAACACTCAAGTAGCAACATTCATGGGTCTAACAGTGATCCAAGATGACCTACTCACACCGGTACTCAACTCCGGTGGTTCTGACCAGTATCCTGTTTACCTACTTGGTTCAGGTGCAGTCAACGAAGGTGTTCAACAGGAACTATCTATAGAGGCAGACAGAAATATCTTGTCTCTCCAAGATGTAATTTCTTGCAGCTATCACTATGGTTTCCACTTAGGAGGAACTAGATACGGTGGTGCTGACAACCCAACCAACACTGTTCTTGCAACAGACGGCTCATGGGCTTTGGCTTATACAGAGCGTAAGATGGTTGATGCTGTGAAGATCACAGTTAACACACCATTCTCAGTCAACAAAGCGTAATTGCTTTTTGTTTGAGACAGATAAGGAGGGGAGCTTTACAGAGGTTCCCCTTTTTATTACATGGATTAAACTGAGTTAAGTTATATGAGGTAATTAAGTGATCTCAATGGTTCGCTTTTACCTTATGCCGCGAGAAGGAATACCTGACGAGTCCTTACCTATGTATTACCCGTCAGTTGTTGATGTCAATTCGCACGAAGCGAGAAAGACGAGACGCAGATTAAGAAACCAATATAAAAGTTTAGAAATCATTGCTGTACCCCTCTAATGCCACTCCCCTCAACCACAAGTTACGTCCAGAGGACTGACGCAAATACGTACTTTGCTACTTCGTTTAATGACGCAGCATGGACAGCGTTAAGTGACGCACAAAAAGACTTAGCCCTACAAGTAGCGACGCGAAATTTAGAAACGCTGCAATGGTTTGGAACAAAGTGTGACGCAGATCAGGCATTGCAATGGCCCCGAGAGGTAGCAGCCGACGGTTCTTGCGATGCCACCGTATGCACAACAATCCCAGATAAATTAGTTGAAGCCACTTGCGAGCTAGCCCTCAAACTTCATTCCAACCAATCAGTTTTTATTGACGGCCCAGAGTCAACAACGACAGGCACTTACGTATCAAAAGAAAGGTTAGGAGAGTTAGAAGTCGAATATGACGAATTCGACGGAGCCAAAAGCGTATCTACCGGTCCTAAAATTATTGTTTTATTCCCGTGGTTAAAAGAATTGCTTCGCTGTTACGCGAAGGTAGGTAGTCAGTCCATCATGTTAGCGGTGAGATCGTGAGCAAAGTTGACGACGTATTTGGTCCTATCCCCGGCCCCCTAATTACGAAGTGGGGTCAGTCAATGATATTTGTTCGCAACTCGGGGGAAGGAACCTACAACCAGTCCACAGGTACGATCACGACAACGGAAACACGTATATCTGTTAAGGCCGTCATTACCCAAGTCACCCCTGCGGAAGTAGATGGATCACTCCAGTCTACGGATGTCAAAATAATGATCGACGCAGCCCAATTAGGAGCAACCTACATAACGACAGCCGATCAATTTGAGTACACCGAAAACAGCGAAACTATTACAGCCAACATCGTTCGAGTTGCTACAGCTAGAGGAGACAGTCCAATATTTTATACGTGTTTCGCGAGGCCACAATAATGACTAAAAAATTATTAGATCAATTAATTCCAGACTTTAAGGACGCTCTACGTGTTGGGATGATGGATGCTTCTCGAAAAGTTGTTGATGATTTAAAAGAAGAAGGACCATACTGGACAGGATTATTTGAGCGTTCGTGGGTTATTCGATCAGGTAAAACAACAATTCCGGGGGTTTTGCCAACACAACCCCAATTTCAGATGAGCCCTGCGGGTAAGAGAAAAACAGGTTTACTAGAACCGATGCCAATAAATAAAGGTTTAGAAGGTTACACCATCGGCAACCTTACAGAATATCGTGCGTATGCAATGGATTTATTACCAACGTCCAATGCAAGACGCTCACCAACATTTAAAAGAGCAGATGGAAGAACCCTCGTTAATCTAACGGCAAATAAATATTGGTTTGAACAATATGTATTAGGAGGTGCTATGAAAGACCAGATCGATAGCACATTAACCAGCATTTTTAAGAGGTATTAAATGACTTTCCAATCAGTTAGAGCTATCTATGAAACTCCAGTTATTGCGGCTTTAGCAGGTTTAACACCGACGGTTAACTGCTATGTCGATAATCAACCCGTAAAGAAAACTGATGCTGTCAAAGAACACGCATTAATTAGTATTCAATTTACGAACACAACGGAAACAACACTTGGGCCAAGTATGGAAAATTTAAGAGGTCTTATTGTAGTTGAGTGTTTCGCGAAGAAAAACAAAGGACCAGCTAGAGCGCAAGAAATGGTTACGGCTGTTATGACTGCACTAAATAACTTAAATACCTGTACTCCACATGCTTCAACTGGTAGCTACGGAACTGTTGGTGAAATAAATGGTCCGTCTTTTACTTCCTTAGATGATAGACCACATTTTATGGGTCGTTTAAGCTGTCCGTTCAAAGCAACTCACTTGAGTTAGAATCTAAGTAAGTACGAGCCCCCGCGTACTAACAACGCCCCCGCTGTTGTTTCGACTCTTTCTATAAAGAGCTAGACCCATACCAGTTTCTTGCTCAAGTCAAGTCTTAACTGGCACTGATGGCAGCGTTTGGTTTCAACCAGCGTCTACAGAATTTTGCCTAAAGGACTACTCCGACTTTCCAGCGGGAACCTCAATAACGGTTCCCTCCGATCACGATTTTCGTGTTAACGACCCAGTTAAGTTCGCTGCCCAAGGCAGTGGACATATAGATGCCAACCTCACCGCAGGTACGACTTATTACGTTGTTTCAAAAACAGCAACAACAATTGACGTATCAGCATCAGCCGGCGGTACTGCCATAACTCTCGCGGGTGACGGTGGTACAGGTAGTGCAGATTCATCCAATACCAGTGTCAACCACATCAAGATTGACTACGCGGAATTTGCTGCAATCTGTCAGGTGAAATCCTTCTCCATTGATTTATCAAGGGAAGAGATTGATACCACAGTTTTACCTTGCGCTGTTAACACCACAGGTTCACTAGCTTCATTTAGAACAATGCAAGCTGGCTTTGCCTCTGGATCAGGTTCAATGGAAGTCCAGTTTACTGATGACCAAACTAATCTTGCTAACCGTTTACTCGGTAATAGCATGAGAAGGAATCAGGACGGCGCAGAAGTACGTTTGTTTATCAACACTGTTGGTACAACTGCTGACCCAAGCCTTTCCGATAGCCTTTACATTCAAGCCCCTATCTCAATCATGGGATTTAGCTTGAATGTCACACCCGAAGACGTAATTATCGGTTCATTAACCTTTAGTCTTTCAGGGCAACCTACTCATTTACTTGGTAACTAAACTAAGTTAGGAATGTTCACAAGCCTCCTATTGTCTGCGGGAGGCTTTTTTATGCTTATAATTGGGTAACTTAATTAGGTAATTATGAGTCTGATCGACGAGCTAAAGAAAGCCGCGAATCTAAAAGCGTCAAAAAGAACTGTTGTTTTAACAAATGGCAAAACAATTGAGTTTTATTGCACACCATTAACGATGGCTGAACGCGAAAAAGCACAAGCTCAAGCAAAGAATCCCGAAGACACCAATACACTTGCCCTTCAACTTTTGGTTAACAAGGCCCAAACTAAGACAGGAGAGAAGTGCTTTAACGTCAGTCATATTGCAGAGTTAAAGCATTTATGTAAAGAACAGGATGTCCAAGCCCTCATGCTTGCCGTAATCAGTGAGTCTGACGAAGAGGAGGCACCAACCGACATGAAAAGAACTAGAAAAGCAGCTACGGAAGGATAATTTTATGATGCTTTCCTTCGGAGTAGCGAAGGAATTAGGCATGACAGTTCAACAGCTATATCAAAACATCACTCTTCAAGAGTTATTAGCTTGGTCTGCATATTTTTCAATCATCAATCAAGAGCAAGAGGAAGCTATGAAAAAGGCT